CATCAGATAAATCACTTCCATGAAGGGGTACGGTCGATCCACTTGAGCTTACAAGTTTATAAGCATCACTTACAAACTTTTTTACGCTTTGGCTTGGCTGTGGCATGTTTCACCTCTTTTTTTGGGGGTTCGTCAAACCATACGCCGGTAGCAATCAAAGCTAAATAATCTTCGTAACTATCAGCAACCATACGCATATCAACGCCGTAAACACGCGCTCTAAAATGGGTTTTATCAACCCACCTTCCACGGTAAAGAAACTGCCCCTCGTTGGAGGGGCATAGTTCACTATGAGCGGACACGAACAGCAAACTCAGGGTTAATTGCTACACCACCAAGCATATCAAGTCTATCCAATTGCTTGTAGTTATAGATATCAGCACCTAAGGTATGGGTAACAGACATTTTGTATTTGTCACTCATACTTGTCGAAGCTTCAACGCCACCGACCAACTCTTTAATCGCTGGAGCAGCAAACACAACGGCTTGTTTGTGGTAAGCGATTGAAACGTTATGGTCATTAGCCAACAATACTTGCGCACCGTTAGGAATGGCAGCACTTATGTTTCGACGTGGGCCAGAAACGATAATCTCAGGACTAACAGGGACAGTAGCTGCACCAGCGCCATCAGAAGTTACATTAGCCGTTACAACAAACTGGGCACGTTGAGAGCGGATAGAAGAGCCTTGGATTAATGGATTAACCATGAATACACCGTCATCTTCACTAATCTCAATGCTGTCGCCTTCTTTAAACACAACACCAGAAGCTACTAAACCGGTTAATGATAAGCTGCTACCACTTGATACGGGACCAACAACTGTTCCACCAAGTTTAAAGCCTGAAGGTGGCGAGCCACCTGCTTCACCCACACCAGCGATTTGACGTTGCAAGAAATTAGTTTTAAAGAAATCAAAACCTGACAAGTGACCAATGAATCCATCAAGTAATGCGCTACGGTTAACGGTCATGTTGAAGACTGCTTTTAAGTCATCAGCAAGTGCTGCGGATACAAATGGATCGTTAGCAAAATAACGCTCGCCATCTTCTGGAATAGCAAGTGCAGTCATGTAAGCATCTGTATCAGCTACCGTACGGAACGTAATTGGAACACCAGGTGTGCCGATTGCTTGGTATGTTTTCTTCTGGAAATTCTCATTAGCAATGAATTTCTCAACATCATTCGCCATAAATTTAGCACGTGGTTTCAACATCTCATCAAGATAAGGTGCATCAGTTGCGCGGTCGAATGTTAATTCCATACCGGTGAAACTCACCATGGTGTGGAACTGTGTATCAATAGTTAATGGACGGATGATCTGAGTACGCGCTTGTGGGCTTGCTGTCGCACCACGCTGTGAAAGATAGCGCTCTTCAAGACGGTAGTTCAAGGTTTGACCGGTAGCAAAACGTAAGTTTTTGAAGTCACCTTCAAGTTTACGATCGGCAAGTTTAGCAAAATTTAAATAGTTGACGAATCGAATCATCCACTCGTCTAAGATGTACTGTGTGGTTTCAAACTGGTTAGTAGCCATGCAGATTCTCCATAAATTGAACAAAAAAGGTTAAGTTTTTTTTTACTTTCTTGCCCAGGCGGAGAAGCATGTTCCTAGGTCGACGGGAGCCAAGGTTATTGATATCCGTCTAATAATGCGCACACCTGTATTAACATTATAACTTTTATGACTATTTCTATCAACATGATATAATACTTATTCAAGCCTAGGGTAGCTCCCGAACACTAGACACCTTATCTGGTTGGCTTGAATTTTAAATAGGGGCTATGGATCATTCAATAGAAAAACTGAAATCAGCCATAGCCTACCTTGAAAAGCACGCCAATACTTAACGACCTCTTAGATTCTTTTCGGCATATTGTCTGATTTTATCATCTAAGCTTCGTGGTTCTGCACGGCCTATTGAGTCACCTTTTGTTTGAGTTGCTGGCTTAGGTGCTTTACTGGTACTTTCACGGTGTTTTTTCATACGTTCATCCAGTCGGCCAACCTCCATCATTTTTGCGTAAGGGTCTGCAATCTGTGCAATACGTTGCAATTCAGCCGGTTGTTTTTTAGCAGCAGCGTAAAGAAACGCGGCTGGATCTTTCATGCCACGTGTAGCCATGAGCATATGATCGTCAATAGGCTGGTTAGCAACAACGTCATTAAAGTCACGATATTTAGCCATACCTGAATTAAATTTGCTCTCAAACTCGGTTTGCTTTGTTTGCTCTGCCTTTTGCCATTCTTGTTCTTGCTTCTTTTGTTCACGCTTGCTAGCCCAACCATCCATAAAGTTTTCAAGTTGTTGTTCCCATGATTTATTACTATCTTCATCGTATTTGAAATCTTTGGGCGTTTCTTGATTCTGTTGTGGCTGTTCATTTTGTGGCTGCTTAACGCGGCTAATACGATCACGTATCATGGCCTCAACTTGAGCTTGTGTGTATGTTTTCTCTTCCTTAGGTACTTCGTTGCCATACTCATCTGATTCATTAGACTCCGATGACGGACCTTCCTGTTCGTCAGTAGACTCTACAGGCTCCACAGGTTCAGGCGTAGATGTTTCACGTGAAACATTCTCTTGTGGCGCTTCTGGAGCTTGGTCAATCAGTGCATCTAAATCACTCATACATCATCCTCGTGGTGGTAGGTGGGTTAAAATATTGGTTATGTTCTTAGCATGCTCGATATTCACATCAGCAGTGGTTCGATGCGTTTCAGCTTGATACCTTAATTGTGTTTCCTCAAGCTTGGCGGCTGCTTCAAGGCGTTCATTTTCAAGTTCTTGCCATTTTTGAAGCATGGTAATTTTATCCATCTCTGTATCAGCCGCGAGTTTTTGTTGTTTCAATTGCAAGTCTTGCATTTTGAGTTGTAACTCTTGTTGCTTAAGTTGTATTTGATCTTGCATAGCTTGCTCTTCAGGCGTTGGTCCTTGGTCTTGTTGAGGCGGTGTTTTCCCAGTCTTGCCAGCTTGGATAATCTCAGGCGGCACAAGTGTTCTTAATCGGTTACGCAAGTTAATGTTATTTTTCAGTGGCAAGTTTTCAGCGTACAGATCAGCAATCATGTTAAATAGTTGAGGATTCGCTTGGAGAACAATTTGCAATGATTCTAACGCCTCTTGTCGTTGGCCTTCACTATTTGGCCCGGGCAATAAGCGTATTTTATAATGACCTTCTGTCATATCATTTGTAATTTGTGAACCATAATCATCACCTGATTGGTTAAGCTTAACAGGTTTTGGAACACCAACATCGGGCATAGTTAGCATGACGGTTCGTTCGGTATCATAGATAGATGGGATCATTTGATTAGTAATTTCGCCAGCAACAGAAATAGCACGATTTAAACTATCAAAAGCAACGTAGGTGTTATAACTTCCACGCTCTGTACGCGCATCAATGGCCTTACCTGATATCTCATTACCTTGCTGTCCCATTTGTGTGTCATACATACCTGTGCTTGACTGAATATCACTTAAGGCTAATTGATATTGTTGCATGAGAGACGCTGATAATTCAGGTGGTCTTAATTGTTGTGGAACAAACCCATCACTATCTTTATCGAAAAACAGGCCGCCTTGATAATTTCCTGGATTTTCCCATATGGCACGCGTATCTTTTCCTCGTACGTTTTCTTTGCTTACAAGGAATTGATCGTTACGTGATACTTTAAGCAGGTAGGCAGAATGTGTTCGAATGTAGTTAAGGTATTTTTGGCTATCGTTGGCATCTTTAAAGAAAGGTCGGCAGAATTGTTTACCACTTTTGTCGTAATAGCTGTTTTGATCTACAAATATAATCGGCAATAATTGAGCAGGGAATTCACTTGTTTCAAGTTCATATTCACCGGCCACTTTGTAATACTTGATCGTATACCGTGGCGCTTCTCGCTTATCAACAATTGTGACGGTTTCACCGGTTGTTAGGTCGAGTAAAGGTGCTTCATAACCATCATCATCGGGAAGTTCAATATTTAATTCAAGCATCTCATCTTGAAGCTCACGCATTTGATCGTATTCTTCTGGTTCAATAACGCGGCCATTGGAAAGCTGGCGAATGCATGTTGTTTTATATTCACGCTCGTAGTAGTCAATCACTAAGATGCTATCGTTATCAGCAAGTACGGTATCATCATTTAATGAGGCGTTTTCTATTCTAGACTCAGTACGCTTGCCATAAACTTCTTTAAACTTCTTGCGTGACATACGTGTTTTAATACCGCAATACATGCCATCGGTTTTAGTTGGGCTTATTGCACCTACATCCCAAAAACATTGTGTGGGATCTTGTATCGAAAGGATATTAATTTCCTGCTCAAAACTCCGATCATTAATATAGTCATGGTTAATCCTGAACGCACCAAACCCACCAATGATAGCTGACTGAAACGATGTTTGATAAACGACGGACGACTTACTGTCCAGTGAGATTTCTTTGACTAACGCCTCTCTAACTTCGGCAGTTTCTTCAGGTAC